AACGCGAGTTTTAAAATTAGTAGAACTACTGCCGGGACGGACGCTATCGCCGAGGCCATGGACGGACTACGCGACGGCTTCTCGATTGAATTGGCCGTAGATGATTACGAAATGCAAAAAGACGGCACTATGAAAGTTTTATCCGGAGAATTAACCGGAGTCGCGCTAGTTACAGAGCCGGCCGTTAGATCTGCTCGCGTTAGCGATGTAGCCGCAAGTGAAAATGAGAATTCCGAATCGGGAGCTTCGGAAACAGAAAAACCAACAACAACAGAAGGAGAAAAAGTGTCAGACAACACCGTTACAGACGCTCCCGCCGAAACAACGGTGGAAGCTACCGAAGTTCTCGCTTCGGCTCATAAGCCGGTTGCCTATACATCGCCACGTTCGCCAATCGTCGATAAGAAGAGCTACCTAGAGCACTTCCTACGCGCTAGCGTTCTAAATGATGATGATTCAAAGATTTACATTAAAGCGGCAGATAACACAACTTCAACCGCTCCGGGAATGGTTCCAACACCACAAAGCACAACAGTTATTAACGCGCTAGCTAATGCCGATCGCGGAATGATTGACGCGCTATCTCGCGAAACTTTAATTAACGAGGGCATGACTTTTGAATTGCCGCGTGTAACCGGCGTACCAACCGTAGCTAACGTTGCAGAAAATACAGCAGTTACAGATTCACAACTAACTGCGACTTTCCTATCCGTTCCCGTACAGAGCTTCAAAGGCCGGGCTATTACTTCGGTAGAATTGATTGACAGATCTCGTCCGGAATATATAGCGGCTCTTTTACAGAATCTCGAATTCGCTTACGCAAAAGTAACCGACGAATTCGCAACCGGAACTATTTTCGGAGCCGGACAACAAACCGGAGTAAATGCGAACACCGCGGCCGGATTCCTTGCTTACACTTCTCAAGCGGCAGGAGCGGCCTACACAGCTTCTCTAGGCTTTGCTCGTAACCTAGTGGTATCTCCCGGACAATGGACAAATATCATGGGCTATAACGACAATGGAGCTCCGCTATACAACGCGGCGCAACCTTCTAACGCGGCTGGAAATGTTCGCGGCGATTCACTTCGCGGCGTAGTTTCACCGGGCTTAAATCTTTATGTAAGCCGTTCAATCGGTAACGCTGGCGGCACAACTTCAACCGGCGATTTCTCAATGGTTGTAATCAATCCGGACGCGTGGACATGGTACGAGAGCTCACGTTTCCAACTTCGCACCGCTATCCAATCCGACGGAACCGTGGACATTCTTTACTACGGCTACGCGGCGATTGCTCCGAAAATTCCTTTCGGTGCCGTATGGAATCAAACCTGATAAACACCCGCTAATCATCGAGCCCGTCGCTCCCGGGGGGCTCGAGTCGAACGAAAGGATCGGAAATGCCTATTATTACCGCGACGCAGTTACGCGACGTTTTGGGCGTTTCCGATTCTCTTTATGATGACGCTTATTTAGATCAGATAATCGCTTCGGCCGAGGAAATTATTTTGCCAATGCTTACGGCTTACCAAGCGGCAATAACAAATTATGTAATTAACGATAACGTGATTTACTTTACTACTCAGAGACAAAACTATTTCGTCCAAGGCCAATCGGTCGTAGTTACCGGATTAGGAGCTTTAAACGCTACTTATACCGTGATTGCAAGTAATCCGGTAGGTTTTGCTTTTCCTTTTGATGTAATGCCAATTAACGCGGGCTATACTTTTGCGGCCGTCAAAGTAGCCGCCAACTCCGCTACGGTAATTCCGGTTATTCCGGCAGGTGTCGCGGTCTTATCTGGATCTAGTGCGGCTCAACTTTACGCAAATACGCCGCCAATTCAAACCGCGATTTTAGTAGTCTCGACCGAAATCTTCCAAAGCGTAATTGCTCCGGGTAATATGACTAATAACGTGGACTTCAATCCGAGCCCGTTCGTATTAGGGCGATCATTACAAAACCGCGTAATTTCATTACTTAATCCGTTTATTGACGTAGAGATTTTTGCACAATGACCACAATAGAATCGGAAATTTTACAACCTTTAGCCACCGCTTTAGCCGGTGTCGGAGCTTCGGTGTATGCAACACCGCCGGAAGCTTTAATCGCTCCGGCTTGCACGATTATGCCCGGATCGCCACTATTTGAATCGGTAATTATTGGTCATGACAAAGTAAGAGTAAAAGTAAATTTAATAGTAACCGGAGCCGTGGCTTATAACACTAATTCCGGCGCATGGGCTAATTTAAATAAACTAATGATAAGTATTCTCGGAGCTATGCCGTCAGGCTATGAGGTCGGGGATGTTACACGTCCGGGAGTAACAACCGTAGGAACGGGTAATTTCCTAACCGCCGATTTACCAATCGCAACCTATTACACCCAAGACAACTAAGGAGAAAAAATGCCAACAACAATTATAACCGGTAGAGATATTACTTTCACTATCGATGGATCCACTTTCGATGCGCAAGCTACCTCAGCAGTTTTAACAATCGATTCGACGATTAACACTTATCAGACACTTGACGGAAAAGCTTATTTTACTACCGATTCGCAGGGAACTTTTGCGGTCGAAATGCTAGCCGATTGGCCGGCCGGTGGTTCATTATGTAACGCGCTATGGGACGCCGCAGATACCGCGCCAAATACACCGCTTCCGGTAGTTTTCACCGCCGCTTCCGGATCAGTTTTCAACTTCGATGTCCAACCAATTTTCCCAAGCGCAGGAGGAACCGCGCCGGACGCTCAAACCGTCTCGCTATCATTCACTTGCGTAACTACACCAACACTATAAACAAAAGGAGCCGGGAGCATGAAACTACCTATAACAATCGAGCTAGTGGACGGATCTAGCGAAACCTATATCGTCCAACCGCCGGAGTGGGTCAAGTGGGAAGCGAAAACGGGTTACACGATTTCGCAAGCTAGCGAGAAAATGGGAATTTCCGATTTTCTTTTCTTAGCTTATAACTCAATGAAACGTAACGCCGGCGGTAAAGCGGTTAAGCCGCTCGAAGCTTGGACGGAAACAGTAGCCGACGTTCAAGTGGGAGAGGCAGACCCAAAAGTTACGAGCGAGGAAGCCTAAGCCGGCTCATAGTCGAACTCGCTATAACTACTCATATCCCGTTTAAAGAATGGGAGACGTCGGAGCAGATTTACACCGCACTAGAGATCTTGGAGCAACGAAATGGCAAGTGAAGCAATCACCTACGATAAGGGAGATCTTCGCGCCATTACTCGCGCTTTTAAAGCCATGGACGATGAAGCTATCGCTCAAGCTAAAAAGCAATCCGGCGAACTAGCCGAGCACGTCCAAAAGAAAATCCAAGGTAAATCGGAATCTCTTAAATCGCGTAAAGTAGCCGGGCGAATTGCTCAAGGCTCTAGGGTAGTTAAATCTTCTAAAATTGGAGAGCTATCTTTTGGTTTTGCGTCGCAAAAATTTAGCGGCGGGGCTACTACCCAAATGTTGTGGGGCGGCTCGGAATTCGGATCTAATACTTATAAGCAATTCCCCGTTTGGTCGGGCTCTTTCGGCCGTGGATCTAAGGGTTATTTTATTTATCCAACGTTGCGAGAAGAGCAACCCTACATAATCGACCAATGGGAAAACGGCTTCAATCAGATTATTAAGGAATGGACATAATGGCCACGGGATCTAGAACCTTAAAGCTTTCCATTCTTGGAGACGTATCGGATTTAAATAAATCCTTAAAAACTGCTGATAAGGAAGTAGAAGGTTTTGGCGATAAAATTTCTAAATTCGGCAAGATAGCCGCCGCCGGTTTCCTAGTAGCCGGAGCCGCGGCTACTAAATTCGCCGTGGACGCGGTAAAAAATGCCGCCGCCGATGAAGCCGCACAAAGAACCCTAGCTAAAACTATCGAAAACACTACCGGAGCTACGAGAGATCAAATTAGCGCGGTTGAAGATTGGATTACTACTACTTCTCTAGCTAAAGGCGTTACCGATGACGTAATTCGTCCGGCTTTTGCTAGACTGACACGATCTACTAAAGACGTAGAAGAGAGCCAAAAATTATTAAATCTTGCGTTAGATATTTCAAGCGCAACAGGTAAGCCGTTAGAAGCTATCGCTAATAGCTTAGGAAAAGCTTATGACGGAAACACAAACGCTCTTGGAAAACTTGGCCTTGGATTAGACGCAAGTATTTTAAAAAGTAAAGATTTCGACGCGGTTTATACTTCTCTTCGCGGAACTTTTAAAGGCTTCGCAGATCAAGAAGCTAATACGTTTGAAGGTAAATTACGACGTCTCCAAATCGCTTTTGATGAAGGTAAGGAAACCGTCGGATCTTATATTTTGACGGCCATTACTCCCCTAGTTACTTTAACCGTAAATAAGTTAATCCCGGCTCTTCAAGATATATCGGAGAAAATTGGTAAGGCAGTTCAGCCGGCTTTTGAAAAAATCCAAGGTTTTATAAAGAGCTTCGTAATTCCAATTTTTGGAGCTTTAAAAGACGCTTTCAATACAGTAAGAGACGCTTTCGTGGAAAACGGCGATAAACTTAAACCTTTAATAGATCTCTTTGAAGATTTATATGAGTTTATAAGTAAGTATGTAGTGCCGATTATTAAAGTTACTTTAGTAGGAGCAATTAAAGCCGCCGGCGAAGCTATCGGGTTAGTGCTTGATTTTATATCTCCAATAATTGAAAAGATAACCGAAGGAATCCGCTCTACGGTAAATTTAGCCATTGACGCAATAAACGTTTTAATAAGGGGCTATAATTTTGCTAATAACTTAGTAGGCGGTAGGGATGTTAAGTTATTGGATAAATTAGGCGCTGGATCATCTTCCGGCAGCACTTCCGATTTCAGCCGTAGCTCTAGCAAGATAAACACAACCTTTCCAACAGGTTCAAGTGGCATAAATTCAAGCGGCGCGGGCGCGGGTGGCGGCGGTTCAAGCGCGGTAGGTAGTTCTTTTACAGGTGCCATAAGTAATATAGATAAACTTCAACAAGATGTAAATAAAAATTTTGCGGCGGCCAATAAAGCGTTAGAAGCCGCCAACGCGGCAAGCGCAAGAGCCGAGGCGTTTTTTCCACCTAGCGCGAGAGATTTAAATTATCAAGATAGCTTCCGATCTAGCCCTATGAATACGACCTACAACGTAACCATAAATGGAGCAGTAGATCCGATTGGAACCGCTCGAGCTATTTCCGACGTTTTAGGCACAGAAGCTACAACGTCTGGAAACTTTAACAATTTAGGATTTTCTAGGTTAGTAGCTTCGTAATGACATGGATACCTAACGCCACGGTAACCGTTGGCCTAACCGATTACACTTCGGAAACTTTATGGAATGTGAACGTCTATTATGGCCGGACAACTATTTGGGAGCAAGCGAGAGCGGGCTACGCCAATATAGAGATTTTAAATACTACTAACGTCCATAACTTATGGGATATAAACGACACCGTAACAATTAAACTAAAAGATAGTAGCAACGCCGATGTTACAGTTTTTACCGGGATATTAACCGACATTCGAAACGTCATATCTCAATCGGGAGACGTTGGAACGGTAGTTAAACAAACTTTAACGGCCGTCGCGCCTTTTGCTTTTATGGCTCGAAAAGTAGTTGGAACTTCGAATTATCCTAAAGAATATGACGATGATCGTATGGATCGAATTTTAACCGAATGTGGCGTAGTTATTGACGTCGTAGATACTCCCGGGGTTTATGAATTTACAGCTCACGCCGCCAATCCGAATGACGGTTATACCCAAGCGGCCTATTTTGCTCAAATGGCTTTCGGTTATATATACGAGACCACCGACGGAAAAGTCGGCTACGCGAATGAATCTCGCCGATTAAATGAAGTTCAAGATAACGGCTATTTTGACATTCCGCTTGACTATATCCTCTCAGCCGGCGTCTCAAGTAACGAAACCCTTAATGACGTTACAAATGACGTTTTATTAACCTACAAAAACGGCCAAACCGTAACCGCCACGGATCCTACTTCAATAGCGGCTTTCGGACTTCAAGCGGCGTCAATCCAAACCGAGTTAGAGGACGCCGCCGAAGCTCAATTTCAAGCCGATCGCTACGTTACTCTCCGGGCTAATCCACAAACTAACCTTTCAAGCTTTACCGTTCAACTTAACTCGGGATTTTTATCGAATCCGGATATTGACGTTTTCCTAAATATGTATATGGGAAAACCTATTGAAGTCTTAAATCTTCCAATTCCTATAATCCATAATACTTATAAGGGATTTGTAGAAGGTTGGAACCTATCTTTTAATAGAGTAGAAGCGGCAGTAACACTAACTACAACCGACTCAACTTATTCAATCCCACCGACACGCTGGCAAGATGTAGATCCTGCTCAAATGTGGAGCGATGTAGGGGCTACAATTCGTTGGTTCGAATATGAATAGGAGACAAAATGGCAACTTCGCCTAATTTCGGGTGGCCGGAACCCGACGATTCCGATTTCGTTAAAGACGGAGCTTTAGCGATTAGAGATCTTGGCAACGCTATCGACTCTACGGTTTACACAATAGACCTAGCCGTCGAATCTTTAATTCACCCTTTTCTATTGATGGGAGCATAAAAAATGGCTACAACCTACAAAGTGCTTGGGCAATCCGCGCCAAGTACAACTTCAAATGCGGATCTTTACACAGTTCCCTCTGCAACGTCAGCCGTGGTTAGCACCGTAGTAATTGCCAACACTTCGGCAAGTTACGCAACCGCTAGAATTTTTGTCAGAATTGCCGGAGCCGCGGCCGCCGCGGCTAACGCTATTGCTTACGATATTTCAATTCCAAACAATACAAAAGTTGCTTTTACCGACGGCATGAGCTTAGCGGCAACAGATATTATCACCGTTCAAACCGGGACGGCTAACGCTTTGACTTTTACACTTTTTGGAACGGAGATTTCATAAATGAGCACTACACAATTTCCTTCCGTGTTTGAACAAACGAATTTACCATTACGTCAAACTATAACTTCCGGCACTACCGTTACAATTCCAAACGGTATAACTCAAGTTTATGCAATAGTTCTTGGTGGCGGTGGTGGGGGATCGTGGAGCGGCGGAGCCGGCGGCGGCGGTGGAATTACTTCTGGCTGGACTCCGGTCAAAGCTTCAACACCATGCGCTATTGGCGCGGGTGGATTAGGTTCCACTTCTTTTGTCTCTCCTACTAATGCCACCGCTGGATCAGCTACATATTTTGGAATTTTAACCGCCGGCGGTGGCGGAGTAGGTGGTTATGACGCAACCGGTGGAAGCGGATCTTTAGGCGGAGCCGGCGGCGGAGCCGGGGCTAGTGGCGGCAATAGAAGCGGCGGATCCGGCGGGATTGGTTATTTTGGAACTCCCGCTATTGCAACAGGAACGGGCGGATCTGCAACCGCAACCGTTGGGGGAATTGGCGGTTATGGTTTAGCCGGCGGTGGCGCAGGTTCAAGCCAAGGGTCGGCCGTAGCAGGTTTAGCCGGCGGCGCAGGAATAGGCGCGGGTGGCGGCGGTGGCTTAGGTGGTACAACCGGCGGTAACGGCGGCGCGAGTTTGCTTTCGGGATTTACAGGCGGAGTTATGTCAGGAACCGCAACCGGTGGCGGTGGCGGCGCGGGTTATTTAGCAAATGGAACAGGCGGAGCAACTTTAGGAACGGGGCGAGCCGGTGGATCTGGTGGCGGTGGCGGTGGATCAGGAAACGGAGCCGTCGGCGGCGCGGGTGGTAACGGTTGCATTTTAATTTATTATTAAAATCTAGAATGGAGAATAAAAAATGACGGTTAAATTTTATTATAAATGTGAATCTTGCGGACATAATTATTTAGAACAACGCGGAGCTGATGAAACTCAATTTTTTGTTCTTTGTTCTAATTGCAAAACGGGAAACTATAAACAAATTAAAAAGGAAATTTTATCAGAAATTATTGAACTTAATGTAAATCCAATTGTTGAAGAAATTATTCTTGAAAATGTCGAAGGATAAAGCTATCGAATTAGCGGTGGCCGAAGTGGGTTACGTTGAAGGCAAGAATAACGATAACAAATTCGCTTCGGTCGCTGGCCATGCAAATAAACAGCCATGGTGTAATACCTTCATAAGCGCAATTTTTATTCAAGCCGGAATCCGTGAAGCTATTCCTATCACGGCTTCATGCGCTACTACCCTGGCTTGGGGCATTAAAAACAAAAGGATAATTCAAACCGAAAAGGCCAAGCGCGGGGATCTCTTAATTTTTGATTTCACTAAATCGGGACAGGCGCAACATATCGGCCTAGCTATTAAAAACTTCGACCCTAAGACTCAAACCATTAAAACTATCGAAGGCAATACCGGAGAGAAGTCTCAAGCTAATGGCGAGGGTGTTTATGTAAAGACTAGATCTAAAGATTTCATAAAAGCGGTAATTCGGCCGCTTTATGAAACTCCCGGGGCTACTCAAGGAGAGAAGGTAACACAATGAAAAACGCTAAAGCCATGGCCGCGTCTTGGGCTCGCTCATTCGCCGCCGCTTCTATCGCATGCTATCTGGCCGGGGTTACAGATCCTAAAGCTTTACTAAGTGCCGGAGTGGCCGCAGTATTGCCGGTTATCTTGCGTTGGTTAAATCCCGGAGATCAAGCTTTCGGGCGATCTAAGTAATTGATTCAAAAACTAAAAACGATTGGGCTAGGGTTATTTATGATCCTAGCTCTTTCGGGTTGTGAGCGTTATGACGGTTGGACTCGCTACTCTTGCCAAGAGTTCGAGAATTGGGATAAAGCCGAATGTCAAAAACCACAATGCGAAGTAGCCGGAGTCTGCTCGGAAGATTTATTAGGAGACATACTTAAACCTAAGCCGAAGGGTCAAAATGCGCCATAAACTTAATCCGGAAGATATTAAAGCTCGGCTTATTCTATTTATTGGAATCACCCTTTCAGTAGTTTTCTTTATTGTTACCCTTGGCATTACCTATGCCCTAATTTTCGTAACTCAACCGGTAGCCGCACAAGCTCCTAACGACGCCGCTTTTATAGACTTGCTCAAAACCTTAGCTATATTCCTTACCGGATCACTTGGGGGTGTTTTGGCAAGTAACGGCCTTAAAGACAAAGATAGAAAAAACGCTCAAGACACGCCGAAAAATGAGCGGGATAATTGACTAAGTAGCTTTTAACGCTCACCATATAGGCAGGGAGCGGAGATACCGACTCCCGACGGGAGCAAAAAAATGAGCATGACGCTACAAATACAGATCGCTATCTACATGATAATAATCGCCTTCTTAACCGGCGTTTGGGGCTACTCTCAGGGCTTTAGAGACGGTAAATCTAAGGGGTATGAATTAGGCCGCAATATCGGCCGCCACCCTGCGTTAAAGGCTAGGGAGTCTAAAAATGGCTAATTTCTTAGAAAACTACGAAACGGCTAATGCAACGATTAAACGCTTTTGGCTAGAATTTCCTAATGGGAGAATTATTCCGGAGCACGTTAAAGATCAGACCGATTTAGCTAAAGGCTACATAACCGTTAGAACCGAGATTTATCGCGATTATAACGATCCGTTACCTTCCGTAGTTGATTATGCTTACGGTAACGTCGCGTTCTTTCCGGAGAACATGAAAAAATGGTTCGTAGAAGATACTGTAACAAGCTCGGAAGCAAGAGCTAT